GCTTAAAAACTTAGTTTTTGCTATGATAGCCGCCGCGTTATGCGTAGGTGGGGCAGGTTGGATAATCGCTTTTATTGGCTCACTATGAGGTTGTTATGAAACTTGATCCTGTATTGCTAACAATGGCTTGCTCGTGGTCGATGAAGGCTTACAACGACAATAACTACTTCGACAGTTTTAAGATTGAAAGTAAGTGGACCTCCACCACTGCTTATGTTGTTAAGCGTAAGTCAGTAGACATCATTGTCTTTAGAGGCACACAGCAAGCCGCTGACTGGATTTGGAACGCCAGTGCTATCCCTGTACCGTATGCAGGTCGCTTTTGTCATGGTGGCTTTGCTACTGCTCATGCCTCTGTCTGGGGTCAAATTAAAAAGCTTATCGACTACAAGAAACGTACCCTAGTGTGTGGTCATAGTCTTGGTGGTGCTCTAGCAGAGCTAACAGCGGCTAAACTAAACAAGAAGCACCCTAACCTCAGCCTGATTACCTTTGGCAAACCTAATACATTCTTCAAGGGGTTCAAGCGTCCTATGGAGCTAGACGACCAAATCTCCTGCGTCATGGGCAGTGACATTGTGGCTAAGATACCAAGGTTCTGCTACGGGCCTTCTAAGTCACAGACAATGTTATACTTTGCTAATTCTGGTAAGAACTTTATAAACCCAGCCAAGAAGGACAAAGACGGTGGTGTATCTGATGCCATCTCTGACCACTTCATGGATGGATATAAATCAAGACTAAAAGGATTCATAGAGGAGCAAAAGAATGCGAATACTGATACTTAGCGCGATTGTTATGCTGTCTAGCTGTACTTCTATTGAGCAGGTCATGGATAACAAAGACCTGTACTGTAACCAGCTATACAAAGGTATGAGAGCGGTAGGTCGTTCTGCCTTGTCTGCTACCACTGGCGTAGTCGTTAGAGATGTGTGCGATACCATAGACGGCATTATTGCTGAAGAGAATATGCCAACAGATAAGGTTGGCGCATGATGAAATTAGGAGGCTTACTTAAGTCTCTAGCCCCCACGATTGCACAGGCAGCAGGTGGGCCAATGGCTGGAATGGCTGTAAAGATAGCTGCCTCCAAACTAGGGCTGCCAAGCAGTACAACTGCAAACGAGATTGAAGACCTTATAGAACGAGAGCCTGAAAAAGCAATTATTGTTAAACAGGCTGATGAAGAGTTTAAGAATCGCATTAAAGAAATGGAGATTGACTTAGAGTCTTTTAAAACTGAGGTCGAAGACCGGAAAGATGCAAGAGCAGCCTTTTCTACTGACCTAACTCCTAAACTCTTTTCTGTATTGACCCTTATTCTGTATGGCGCGTTTGTGCTTATGGTAACTATGATGCCTCACGATCAGAATGACGAGACGATCATTAGTCTTGTTCTAGGGCAGTTGAGCGGAATCTTAGGTACTGCGGCAGCGTTTTACTACGGCGGAAGTAATGGAAAGAAGTAAAATGCAAAAGCTAATTGATATGCTAAAACGTCACGAAGGTGAGGTTAAGACTAATGGACGACATGTAATCTACAAATGCCCTGCTGGTTTTTATACCCTCGGTATAGGACGCAATGTCGATATGAACGACGGGGTAGGATTGTCCGATGATGAGGTACAGTACCTACTTGAGAATGATATAGAACGTGTCATCAAAGAGTTAAGCTCAGAGTACCCTTGGTTCAACGGCCTTGATGATGTACGTAAAGATGCTATTATTGACATCGGATTCAACCTCGGAGCCACGAAGTTACGTGGGTTTCGACGCGCCTTGACCGCTATGGAAGCAGGGAAGTACAGTTCTGCTAGTGATGAATTCTTAGATTCCAAGTGGGCTAGACAGGTCGGGAGCAGAGCAGTAGAGCTTACCGAAATGATTAGAACAGGTGAGTATCTATAACGAGGTTAGTCCATGCCACTACAACAACTACAGTTAAAGCCGGGAGTTGACCGCGAAAATACACGGTATGAGGCTGAAGGCAGTTGGTACGAGACAGATAAGGTGCGGTTCAGACGGGGTATGCCTCAGAAGATTGGGGGTTGGGCGCGTATATCTGCTGCTACTTTTCTTGGTGTGTGCCGGTCTATGCTTAACTGGGTTACTCTCCAGAGACAGAACCTTGTAGCCGTAGGCACTAACCTCAAGTACTACATCGAGCGTGGTGGAGCTTACTTTGATATTACCCCTATTAGAGCCACAGCAACGCTGACAAACCCGTTTACCACAACGCTGAACTCTACTACTGTTCTTGTTGCTGACGTTGCACACGGTGCGCTTCAGAATGACTTTGTTACGTTTAGTGGTGCTTCAGCAGTGGGTGGTCTGACTCTGAATGGTGAGTTTCAGATTAGCTTTATAGACGAGGACTCCTACAACATCACTGCCGCAAGCCAAGCGTCGTCTGCTGCTACGGGTGGAGGTACAGTCACAGCGGCTTACCAGATAAACACAGGTAACGAAATTGCTGTCCCATTCAGAGGTTGGAGTGCGGGTACTTGGGGGTCAGGCACTTGGGGAAGCAGTGGCGCTACAGATGCTCCTATGCGGATATGGAGTCAGTCTAACTTTGGTGAGGACTTGTTCTTTGGCTACAGAGGTGGACCGATATTCTACTGGGATGCGAGTAATGATCTGACAACTCGTGCAGTGTACGTATCTTCTCTCGGTGGTGCATCTAACGTGCCTACTATAGTTAACAAGACCTTTGTATCAGACATCTTCCGTTTTGCCTTTTGTTTTGGTTCAAACGCACTGGGCAGTGCCACTCTTGATCCTATGTTGATTCGCTGGTCTGACCAAGAGGATGTGACTAACTGGACTCCTGCGGCGACTAATCAAGCAGGTAGCTTACGTCTGTCTAGGGGCAGTGAAATCATTACAACCCTACAAGCACGGCAAGAGGTTCTTATTTGGACTGACACTGCGCTGTACGGTATGCAGTACTTAGGCGCACCAGAGGTGTGGGGTGCTCAGTTACTAGGCGATAACATAACAGTAGCCGGTCCTAATGCAGCAGCTTATTCAGGTAACATTGCGTACTGGATGGGTACTGACAAGTTCTATATGTACGATGGTACGGTTAAGACCCTACCGTGTAGTGTACGAAGTTACGTGTTTAATGACTTTAACTTCACTCAGTATGCACAAGTTGTAGCGGGCACTAATGAGCGGTTTGATGAGATATGGTGGTTCTATTGTTCTGCCGGGGTTACACAGAATGACCGTTATGTGGTGTACAACTACCTACAAGACATTTGGTACTACGGCACACTAGCACGTAGTGCTTGGATAGACTCTGATCTACGAGAGAATCCTTTAGCTGCTACTTATAGTAACAACTTAGTTAATCATGAAGTCGGTATGGATGATAACCAAACGGGTGTACCTTCCGCTATTACAGCTACGCTCTTATCCTCTGAGTTTGACTTGGATAACGGTGACAGGTTTATGTTTATCAATCGTATGTTGCCTGACGTAACGTTTGAGGGGTCTACAGTGGATAGCCCTGCGGCAGTAATGACTTTGTTACCTATGGAGAACTCTGGTTCTGGTTACTATAGCCCTACGTCTGAGGGTGGTGTGGACAACGCTACGGTAACTCGTTCTGCTACTGTACCTATTGAGAAGTTTACAGGACAAGTATTTGTGCGTGTACGGGGTAGACAGATGGCGTTTAAGCTTGAGTCTACTGAGCTAGGTGTAGCATGGAAGTTAGGTATACCACGGTTGGAGATGCGTCCTGATGGCAGGAGAGGCTAGTGGCAGAGCGGCTCGTACAGAAAGTTCAAGTCCCTGCGCTACCGATACCTAAAGCTGGGCCGTTAAAAGAGTATCTTGATGCCCTAAACAACATCTTGCGTCTCTTCTTTAACTTGATAGCAAACGCAGTTAACAATGTATTTGGGGAACAGGGAGGTCGGTTTGTAGAGTCTCCTAATGCAAAGTTCTTTTCTACTACAGATCAAAACGCCAGTGTTATAAATACAGCATATGCGTTACAGTTTGAGAATACATATTTAGGTGAAGCCATAAGTATAGCGGGGACACCAAAGACAAGAATTACACCACTCTACTCAGGGGTCTATAACTTTGAACTCTCAGTAGAGTTGACTAGCAGCAATGCTAACTCAAAAGAGCTGTCGTTCTGGGTACGTAGAAGTGGGGTAGACATAGCAAATACTGCTAGAATGCACGTCGTAGCAGGGTCAGGTGGAGTAGATGATTTTGAGTACAGTTTTACCCTAGACTTAACAGCAGGACAATATGTAGAACTTATGTGGGCAACAGACAATACAGGTATAACTATTGATTATCAGGCGGCTGCAAGTCCCCGCCCTGCCGTGCCGTCTACCCTAGTAACCGTAGTTTTTGTATCAGCGTTGCCAGAAACGCTTCCAACACCGTAGGGATAGGTATGGGTACTCTCGTAGAACCAAAAGAAGATACTATGGTATACACCCCACAGGGTTTTGTGCCCTACGGAGCCTTACTTTCAGGGATGGGGTATCAAGATGTAAAAGCAATTATGGACGCACAAGCCTCCGATGCTCTTCTTAGTCAGTTAGAAACTCAATTAACTCCCGAACAGTTAGAAGCGCAACGTTTAGGTCTTTCTGTAGATCAGATGAAAGGCGATACCGAAGATATGGTCAGGAACATACTTCAATTTGGGGGGCAGGATGAAAGTAATCAGCTAGCTATTAATGCTTTAGTTGCGGGTAAAGCTAAACAAGCAGGTGTGCCTCAGCCCAGCCAACAAGACATAGTTGATTACCTAGCAGATATAGGGGCGCAACAAGAAGCGGCGGCAGCAAATGATCCTCAAAGCCTATTAGACAAGGGGATAGACGTAGCTCAAGAAGGAATAGAAACAGTCCAAGGCGGCATAAATACTGTAGGCAGAAAAGTTGGTGAAGGTATAGACAAAGTATTTGAAATATTAAATTTGCCTAACCCTACTAAAATAATCGGCGCTCCCGTACAAAAAAGCGGTACAGTAGTATGGGGGCAAACTGGCGGTAGCCCAGTAATAGGTACAGGTACAACTGGTGCGGGTACACAAACAGGAGTGACGACCGGAAACGCTGGGCTAGACGCTATATTAAACAGGGTTACTGGAGTTCTTACAGGTAAAGTTGCAGCAGACGAAATAATAAACCAAGATATAATTAAAGAAATTTTAGTAGGACAAGCTTCTGAAGAGCTAGGTGTAAGTGTTGATGCAGTAGAAGATGGGATAGAAGGATTAAATAAAGTAAAAGATGCAGTAGTTCCCCCCACTGCTTACGGTGTTGACCTTGGAAAAGAACCAAAGATTGGATCGAGTGGAGTAGAACAATTAGATGTTATCGGAGATATGGGTGATCTTGATACAGTTGTTAAGGGTACACCTCCACCAGAGTCTTTATCACTCATCGAAACTACAACACCTAAAGTACAGACAGTTGGGGATTTAACACCTGCTGCTATACCACGTACTAATGCAGGTACAGATCAACCTGCGCCCGAACCTAAAACACCCGCTGTGGCTTCTGAATCATCTGATGGTGGCGGAGGTGGCGGAGGTGGTGGTTTTGGTACATCTTCTGCTGGGCAGCGCATAGTACAAACAAGCCCAGGCGAGCTAGTAGACATAGATTACTTATACAATATTGCAGGGCCAAGCATTTTTGCACCTGACATTAGCAATGACGAGGATATTATGCCGTACATATATAACAAAGGTGGACCTGTGCAGAAGTTTACTACTGGTGGTGGTCCTATAGACTATTTAGGTGGTGCGTTAAATCAAGATTTAGGACTTACAAATAATCAAAACAGCAAAAGTTTTGGTAGTAAGGTTATGGATTTTCTAGGGGACGATAAGAATCAAAACTTAATCGGTCTTATTGGGGGTGGATTAGGTGGATTGTTAGGTATGAGTGGAGACACTCAGTCCCAAGGAAGTTTAGGCTATCAGGGCGGTATTCCTGACTATAAGGCAACACGAGAGCTAGTACCCAATGCTTTTGATAACACTGGTAGACGGCCCGGTGGTGCAGGAAGACAATACTTTACAGATGTTCAGTACACACCAACTAGCACTACAGAGGGTGGACTTCCTGCCATCATAGGTGCAGAGCAGATAGCGGCTCAAAATGCTGCATATACAGAAGCTTTGGCAGCTCAAGAAGCAGACAATATAGCCTTAGCTAATTCTTTCTTAGGTGCGATCCCAACGGACACTAGCACTGCTGCTACACCCGTTACACCTGATACACCTGTTACACCTACTACACCTACTACACCTACTACACCTACTACACCTACTACACCTACTACTGATTCTGTTATTGATTTTGTTGATGAGTTTAGTGATGAAAGTCCAATGGGACCAGTTAACCCTTTCCCTAGCTATGAAGCGCAGTTGCGTTCAGGAGAAAAAACTCCGAATCAATTAGCTACTGATTTAGGTATAGAAGAAGAAGACCTTATTACTCGTCTTATAAATGCAGGTAACACAGATGTTAACGAAGTTCTTGAGTATTACAGTACGCTGTATCCAGAGTTGTATGGCAACACTACTGTAGCTGATGTTAATAAATACTTATACCCTGACCAATATGCCCAAGGTGGAGATATAAACCAATACTATTTAGGTGGTTCTACAGATGGTATGGCTGATGATATTCCTGCTATGATAGGTAACTCCCAACCCGCTGCTTTAAGTGATGGCGAGTTTGTTATACCCGCAGATGTGGTAAGCCACTTGGGTAATGGTAACTCCGATGCAGGAGCGCAAAACCTATACAGTATGATGGACAGAGTGCGTAAAGATCGCACTGGTAATCCTAATCAGGGTAAGCAAATAGACCCTAATCAATATTTAGCGTAAGGAAACAACTATGGCAACTCCAACTATACTAGGACAAAGTAGTTCGTTATCGCCTTTTGCTGGGCCTTACGTTAGCGAGATGCTGGGTAGAGGTGCTGCGTTAGCAGATATGCCCTATCAAGCCTACCAAGGACCACTTACTGCTGCACAATCGCAACTACAGAATCAAGCTTTTACAGGACTGGCTAACTTAGCCGTCCCACAAGCAAGTATGGCAGGATCATTTACAGGTGCAGGGTATACCCCACCTACCGCCGAGCAAGCCGCAATGGGGCAAACAGGGACTTATGCTCCCGCTACAGATAGCGTACTTCAACAATACATGACTCCTTACTTACAAGGCGCACTTGAACCGCAGTATGCAGCCGCAAGAAGACAAGCTGATATAGCCCAGCAAGGACTGCAAAGTCAGTACGGTAAGGCAGGAGCGTATGGTGGGTCACGTCAAGGGATTGCGGAAGCTGAACTACAGCGTGGCTTGTTAGATAGAATGGCAGGAATTACAGGCGCAGGTTATCAAGACGCTTTTCAACAAGCACAGAATCAATTTAATACTGAACAAAATTATGGATTGCAAGCTTTAGCTGCTCAACGCGCAGGTGGTGCAGAACAACGTGCTATTGAAAGCCAAGGAGTTATGGCAGATATAGCTCAGTTTGAAACCGAAAGAGACTATCCGTTTAAACAAGTACAGTACCAGCAGTCGTTACTACAAGGCTTGCCGATTAGTACTGAAACTAGACAGTATGCGGAGCCTAGCGCGTTAGGACAATTTGCAGGTGGTGCATCTGGTATTATAGGATTACTTCAAAGTATAGGCTTAGTACCTACGCAGCAGGGGAATACATAATGGCTGGCATATTTGAAGAAGTACAAATGCGAGAAGATGCTTACGCAAACAACCCTCAAGCGTTACAACAACGCTACGCGCAAAGCCAACAACTAGTAGACTTACTTGCTCTCCAAAAAGTAAATAACGAACAACAAGCAGCGGCTAGAAACATACAAGCTCAAATGGAAACTAATCCTAGTACAGTTAAAGATCAACTAGGACTACAAGCGTTGTCCGGTGCTAGGTCAGAAATAGTGTCCGAACTTGCGCCTGGGATTAGGCAAAGAGGGCAACAAATGCAACAAATGGCAGCTCGTCAATCAATGGGTATGCCTAGTATGAATGCTTCTAACATGCAACGTATGGCTGATGGTGGGATTGTTGGATTCGACGGTACTAATGGTAGCCAAGTTAAAGATTCAAGTTTTCCTGATCTAAACAAAGACGGTAAAGTTACTTACGGTGATGTTCTTAAAGGCCGTGGGGTAGAAGGGTTTGCTCCGGGCGGCAGGGCTAAAGAACAAGGCAGAGAAATAGAAGACCTTTTAACCGCGTTAATGATCGCAGAAAGTGGTGGTGATCCCACTGCTGTTAGTCGCGCCGGTGCAGAAGGTGCATATCAAATTATGCCGTCCACAGCAGCAGACCCTGGGTTTGGTGTTGCTCCTATGAAGGGAAGCAGGTTTGATCCGAAAGCCAGTAGAGAATTTGCTAAACAATATTTACAAGCTATGTTAGATAGGTATGACGGTGATACTGAAGCTGCGCTTATTGCATACAATGCGGGTGCAGGAAATGCTGATAAATTTATTGCTGCTGGTAGGGATTACGATGTTCTTCCGCAAGCTATGCAAACTCGGCCCTATGTAGAAAATATTATGGGTCAGTTAGAAAGAGGTGTTAGAGAACCTAGTCCGGGTTTAATAGCATCTAGGCAAACGGCGCGTAAAGGTCTTGGCTTTCTTAGGGATGCAAGGGATTTTGCTACAAGTCTTTTTGACGAAACTGAGGCAACAAAAGAACGACGTAAAGAACAGGAAGAGTTTAATCGTATAGTAAGAGCAAGAAATGAAGGGCTGGGAACTTTAGAGGTTGAAGACGACGTTACTGAAACGCAAGAAGTAATGACTCCTTCTGGTATGACTGGCGATCAGTTAACAGCTCAATTAGTAGCGATGGATGATCCTAGCCCAATAAGCTACCTTCAAGGTTTAGGAATAAAACAACAAGCAAGAAAAGATCGTTTTGCTAATATGTTTCCCGGTGCTCAAGAAGCTGTTGATAGCTACGCAGCAAATAAAGAAATGGGCGGTATAGGTGCATTACGTCAAGCTGGACGAATGCAAGAGCAGCAACGTCAGAGAGACACAGAAGAAGCACGTAGAGCTGCTAACTATCTATTAATGCAAGGCCGAACCAACGATATGCTTACTCAACTAAACCCAGCTATGTCTTTTGAAGATATAGAAGAAGTTGGCGTAGAGGGTTTTGACGAAGGTGGAGGTGTACAAGAACGTATTTATGAAGCAACAAAAGATTACATGCCTGATTTTGGAAAAGTTGTTTCAGGTGCAGGGGAACTTATAGGTGATACTTTTTTTGACGCTGATGATAAGTTAGGGTCTGCTACTAATATTGCGTTACTTCTTGCTTCTCTTAGTCCGCAGATCGCAGCTACCAGACTTGGTATAGCTGGGCTAGCTGGGTTAAAGCAGTTGGGTCCTAAAGCGTTACAAGCGATAAAGAAAGGAGCACAAGTGCCTTTTACTAAACCTGCTAGGGGTATAGATGGTGGAACAATAGTTAGAAATAACCCGAAAACAGGCAAGCTTGAAAATTTTAGACAATTTAGTCCTGCTCGTACAGTGGGTACAGTGGGGCTTGGAACATCAGTAGCGAGTAATATTCTAAGTGGAGACGATACTGAAACAGAAGAAGTACCAGATACAACAGTAGAAGAAATTATAAGAAAAACTCCACCTCCTCCACCTCCTCCTAAAAAATCTGGTCTGGCTGGAGCAAATATAGACTTTGATATGCTTCGTCAGCAAGGTGCAGCGGCAGCGGGCGGTACTACTACAGGGCAGTCTTTGGCACTAGCCGGTGCAGCCACAGGAACAGAACAAGCTAGACGTGAGCAAGTGGCTGAAAAGAGACGTGCAGATCAAGAGCGCAATGCAATATATGCAGAGCAAGTAGCAGCAACACTTGCTGCGGGCAATCAACGACGACAATCAGACCTTATTGAAGCTTTTTTAACGTATTTACAAACTGAAAACAGGGCACAAATGGAAAGCGACGTTGCTATGTTAGCGGGCGTTTCGTCTTATGATGATCTTACTGAAGCAGAACAAGCACAATTCCGATTAGACGCGGCTACAAATTTTGTACGAAAGGTAGCAGGGTTAGGTGGTACAGGAGAAATCGCCATGACTCCCGCGTTAGCAGCAGCACTAGCTAAATATTCGGGTAACCCACGTCAGTAATGGCTACTTTTAAAGAAGTTGAAGCTGCCTTTTTAGCTGCGGATAAAGCAGGAGATACAGCAGTAGCGTCGGAACTAGCCGCTGTTTTGCGTGAGCAAATATCTCAAGCAGCTCCTCCACTTCCGTCTGAGCTACCCCCTCGTGAACTAGGTTTAGTAGACACGTTTACTGGTGGTGTGTCACGAGGCTTGGACCGTCTAGGCTCTACGTTTACTGATGTTATTCCTGCTATAGCAGCAAGTGCCGTGGGTGCGGATGAGTATGCTCAAGAACAACTAGCAGAAGCGGCTGAAAAACAAGCTGTTAGTCAAAGATTAAACCCTACTCAGTTTGAAAGCTTTAAAGATGTAGAAGGTGTAGGCGACTTTACTCGGTTCGTAGGTGAGACTATCGGTGAGCAGGTGGGTAACCTTGGGCTTACTATAGGCACTGCTTTAACAGGTGGAGCACTCGCACCCGTAGCGGGCGCAGCTAGGGCAACGGGTCAACTAGCCGGTGCAGCTTTCGGTTCATACGCACTTAACGCACCTGAAGTCTTTGAGAACGTCTATCGTGAGACAGGTGAAACCGCGCCTGGTACGGCTCTTTTGTTTGGTGCAGCGGCAGCAAGCCTAGATTCAATACTACCGTTAGCCCTAGCTAAAAATATATCTGGTCCTATGAAGGCAGGAATAGCTACTAAGTTACTTGAGAAATCAGGTATGTCTCAGGGTGTGCTGCGTTCGGGTACTGCGGGACTGTTTTCTGGGCTAGGTCTTGAAGGTATAACTGAGGGTGCACAAGAAGGGATTAGCATAGCTGCTGAAAGATTTATTGATGACAACCCTGATGTCTTTGGTAGTAAAGAATTCGACCGGATCATGGAAGCAAGTGTTCGTGGTGCTGTAGCAGGTGGAGGGTTTGGTACAGTTGGTGGCACTATAGAAGGTGCTAGAGAAGGGTCACAACGTTCTCAACGATTACAAGACTTAACTGAAGCCAGAAAAGTAAGAGATGAAATTACTAAAAAAGCTAAAGAAGATGCCGCGTTTGCGTCAGACTTACAAGATACGCAAGCTCAAGACACACAAGGCGATCTATTTGGTGCGCCTGTCGCATCTACTATATTACCTACAGAAGAAACAGAAGCATCTATTGCTAACTTTCAAATAAAACAAGAGGCTCAACGTAGAGCTAGAGAAAACAAAAGCAAAGTATCAATAGAGGAAAAGAAACTAAAAGCTGAAATAGCTGAGGCAAATAAGCTAAAA